TCAGAGTCTAACTCAAGTTTTCCGATATCATTCTTTCTTGGTTTTGATATTTCAATCAAATCATCTAAATGTTTCTCTACCATTATTCTACGTTCAGCATAAGTATTTGCCTGTGCAAAAACTCTCATCATACTCCATGCTTGAAAGTATGGTTCTTTTAACATTATCTCACGAACTTCGTGTCTGTTTTTTGGTTTTCTTTTCTTTTGTTTTAAAAACTTGGGTAGCGCTTTCTTCTCATAGATGTCACGATGACCTATCCATACTTTCTGAGAAAGATGATTGAAGAACGCAATAATGTAATCCAACCTAGCTGACTCATCATGGTCTGTAGGAGTTAGATTCTCATGACGACCAAAGTTTCTCCAATATACTTGACTCATACTAATATACCTTTAGAAAATCTATTTACTTATTTTTATTTTCGCGTTATAATGCGTATGTCGCATTTTGAGTTAGGTATTACCTTTGATTAACTTAATCAATTCACTGGTATTACCTACATATAATGCATTTGTAACATTCTGTGGTTTATCTGATTTCTCTTCTTTCAGTTGTTTTACCTTCTTCTGAAGTTCGAGTAAATCTTTATTAGCATCTACAATAGTTTTCATGAGTGTAGATAATACTTCATAAGCTCTTGGTGATTCAGAAGTAGAAGCGATAGATGATAAGTCTTCAATAGAAGTTTGTGCTGATTCGATAATGCTCTTTAGATTCTGTCTAGCATATTCGTAATCATCCATAATAATATCAGATTCTGATATCTCTAATGGTGGTTTCTCAACGATTTCTCTTGAATTAGAAATAATTTCTGATATAGGTTCAATCTCATCATTCAAATTCAAAAGATCTTCCATATTCTTTTCAAGATTCGTTTTCATTTTACTACTCGTTTAAAGTTGTAGCATCTTCATTAATATTAGTTGTAAATCCAAAGTCATCGTTAATAGAGATTTGATTAATACCTACATCTAGTTGTGTATTCGCGGAAGGTGAAGTTAATGGCGAACCATTCGCAAACATTGATGGTGTAACAGTAACCTTTGCAATCTGCTCTGAATTCGCAGGCGTATCGCCAAAGACATTCGTGATTGATCTCTTAATAATACCACTATGAGAAACTGGACCATAGAAGTATGCTTTTATCTGAAAGTTTAGATTATAAACTAAAGCACGTCGAGTATCAAAGTCGCCTTCATATGCGTCTTCAATTGCTACATCTTGTAGAACTACTGGAGTATCAACAACTACACTCATGTCAGGTATTAGAATGACATTCGTTGTAAACTCTGGGCGAAAATATGGTAGTATCTGTTCAACGATTTGTGCACCATCATCTGCGTTTTTTACAAAGATTGAAAGCAACATATTGAGATCATAAGGAACTGGTACGTACTGCGTATCAACACGATTAAAGTCTGTTGTCTTTATACGAATATTCTTTATGGTTGAAGATAACTTTCGCGCAGGTGCATAGTTCATTGAGACAATCTCAAATCCCATGCGTGGGAGAGTAATCGCTACTTGTTGATCCAGATTTGGATCTTGAGCGATCCTTGTCAACCATTTTTCTTTTGGACCGTAAGCAAGCGGCACCGCAATAGACTGTATGCGATTCCCGTTAATGTCAAGTCTCTGAACAACGATGTCGTTAAAGAGATTTCCAAATGCAATCACATATTTGCGAATCGTGCCGTGGTAAAATGAAGTAAACATTAATAGCGGTCCACTTCCCCAAACGGATTGAGTTCACTAAAGTCTATAATATCACTCTGCACGAACACAGGATCATTACTGCTAAAGTATGCATTATTTGCAACGAGTTGACCAGAAGCAGTAATGACAAACTCTTGCATAAGTGAACCACCTTCTTCAAGTGATAGATTGTCACCATTTTCAAGAATCATCTCGTAAGCAAGAATATCTGTAGTGTAGTTATCCTCAATCGCGTCAATTGAAGTATTACCAGTGTTAATCTGTTCGTTGCTGTATTCAAAGAGTTCGCAGCGTAGATCAAATGACTGTAGTCTACCATTTTGATAGAATACTTGTTCATGCTCTACGAACTTAATCTCAAACAGTTTTTCAACAAGTGGAAAATAGATTAAATCACCTTCAGTTGGACGATTTGTAGTGATTGAATAACCTTCTCCGTTACCGTCTTCCAGCGAAACTGAAAACCCTTCGTAGGCAGTAGAGAGTTTTCTGCGTGATGGTGAGTTTGTGTCAGCTTCTTCGGTTAGATAGTTATATCCAACTTCAGTAGTTAACTGCTCAGATTTAGCCTGATCGAATCTTTTACGAGCGACAACAAATGTAATCTGATCACGAATCTCTAAATTGAACTTTGAAAGAAAGTCACCTTCTCCTTCAAATCCTTCAACATTCTTTATATACATTTCCATTTCAACTGCATCGTTAAATTGCATTAACGTATCTTCGCCGAACAAATAATCGGTGCGAACTGCAGTTTTTGGAAGATATCGAACTTCATGCCCATACATCTTGATTGACTCAATCGTAAGATCTTCGATTAAGTCTTGTTCACGTGCATAGTTGAAGTTGTTGAAGTAAGTGTTTACTGGCACTTGTTATCCTAACCAACAAAGTCGGTAACAGGTAATGAGTAACCGACAATCATTTCTTCTTCTAACTTTGTTATTTCGTTTTCTGCATCATCATAGATTTTAGCGCCGTTGAACGTAAGACCTCCAGGTAACTGCATGCCTTCGAACTTTGTAAGATTCGAACCCCACTGCTTCTTAATCAAAGCTGTGGCGTATCGCGCTAACCATCTATCACCCCAAACATCTGAATAGGTGTCGGGGTCTGTTACACGGTAACAGTCAATTATAATATATTCACCTGTTTCAATATCGCTAGTCCAATCCATGTCGATGTGAAGTTTATTCACATGTCGATTGTATCGAATTGGCTTCTTACCCACAAACAATTCTTCGAGCATGCGAACGTGCGTCATTGCGGTCACATATGGAACGTATGACGACGCTGATAGATCGAAAAGATCGTTTAGATGGATTTGATAACGTATACTGAAAAGATTGGATGATTGAGCAGCTTGACCAAGATCCAATATAGAATTGACGCCGATGATAGAGTTCGCAAGAGTTATATATCCGTTCGACTTATCGGAAGCAGTAACGACGTGTTTTACGAGAACTCTCTCGGTGCCATCAAAATGATAATCCTGATAATACTTTAATGCATCGTCAATACGATCCTCTACCTGTTCATCATCAACATTGATGTCGATAACAGGGTCACCAAGGCGACGTAGACAATACGCTTTAAATTCGGTTCGTGTAGTAGGGACTGCCATGAAAAACTCCAGTCATTTTTTATTATTTATAATGACTGGAGTTTATTCAAGATAATATTGTTTACTGTATATTGGTTGTGGGGAATACAAAACTTTCTTCCCCTTTTCATTTCTCCAACTAAACAATCTTGTTGTATTTTGAAATTTTTTATAGGAATCAATCCAAATTTTTTTATGATCTAATGAAACCTTTTCTATTCCAGCATGCCAACCATTGTTGACATTTTTTGCTGAAACGTCTAATGTATATATGTATTTGTCTTCTCTTTTAATATCTACCACTGATTGTAACCAAAAAGGATAGATTATTCTTTTCAACCTTTCCTGACTATTTTTTTGTAAATCTTCCACAGTAAAATTGTGTTTTTTAATATGATTTTTTACTAAATGACATTGTTTGATTATCAATTCAGGCAAATCTGGAGACCAATAAAAGTATTCGTCATACCAGCCTTGATTATATTTATCTTGTATTGATGCAGTTACGTTCAAATTACTATTGATAAACGATGCAAATAACTTCATGTTGCTAGTATCTAATTTTATATTAGGCTTATCGTGACCCCATAGTATACAAACTTTTTTTCCTGAGTTGATCAAATTTTTCCAATGTGTTACATCATCACGCAACAATGTTCTAGAAAAAGCTAAAGGGTGGACAAATAACCCCATATCATAATAAAATAAATTTTTCGCGCTTAGATATTTTTCGTCTAAATGAGATTTGTCTTTCACATTTACAACTTCAATTATTTTTCCACTGTTATTTTTTAATTTTTTCAAAGCAGGAATTATAGACTTTGTAAATTCTAAGTTTTGAAAATTTCCTCCTGGTAAAGATGATATGTTATTCCAACTAAAAACTTCATCTATTTTTATATTGTTTCGTACAAAACAATTTAAGATATTATCTGAATCTGCTCCAGAACTATACATTAAAACGATGTAATCATAATTTTCTCTAATTTGTTGACAACGCTTCTTATACAATTCAAATAATGATTCGACTGGTTCAACTTTCCAATCATACTTGGAAAAAACCTCATCATTAAAATGCCATTTAACGTTGTTACTAAATTCATATGCTTCGGTAAGACTATAGGTTTTATAAATTGACCCATCATTTTTACGGGCTATATAATATCCAAATTTATCTGGGTTAAATGTAATTGAATTCATAATCCCTCTCTTACCATAATATATAATTATATATTATAGCACAAAAAAGAGTTTTTCATGTACAATAAAATATATAATGATCCGTATGAACGCGAACAGATATTTTATCCATATTGTTGGTGGAACAACGCTTTCAGTGAAGAAGAATTAGAAAGCATAAAATATTATTGTAACTCATTAAATTTAACGAAGGGAACAACAGGAAACTCTGAAGAAACAAACACAAAAATTCGCAATTCTAACATTCAATTTTTTTCAAAAAATTCTGAAAATAACTGGATTTTCGAAAGATTGAATCGCACCATAGAATCTTTGAACGATCAGTTTTATAATTTTAATTTAAATGGATACGATAGTATACAATATACTGTCTATAATTCATATGAAAAACAACATTATGGTTTTCATATGGATACTTTTATGAATTATGATAGATCACAAACATTTTCTTCGGGGTTTAGAAAATTGTCTTTGATTTTGTGTTTATCTCATCCAGACGAATATGAAGGAGGAGAGTTTCAGATAATCGGGGGAGACCCGAATGATCCACATGTTTTAGAACAACAATATGGAAGAATAATAATTTTCCCCTCTTTTATGATACATAGAGTAACACCAATTACCAGTGGAATAAGAAAATCTTTAGTTATTTGGGTGACAGGTCCAAAATTTATATAAGAGTATTCTTAATATTCGTTATCATTTCTGCTGATAATGAATGTTTTTCTTTTGCTTTTACAAAATTTTCGTCGAGTAATGATTGATCTGGTTCAGGATAAGAATCGAGATCATTCCATACAAAATTAAAACCGTTTGTGAAATTTGAACTTAACGGAGTTTCTTTATAAAGCAAAGGCATAGATTTTACCATCATTGCTTCAATAAAACGATAAGACCACATATGTTCAAAAGTTCCAGGATTATCTACGTAATGGGGACACAAAACATATCTTGATTTTGCCATAGCAGTGTAGTATTCTTCGTCTAAAGTTTTTACTGAAAAGGTTGATGGAATACTACCTTTTGTTGTAATTACAATATCCGCTCCTGCTCTCGAGGAAAATTGATCAAGTAAAGGTTGCCTAGTTTTATCTGGATTTTCTTTGTCTTTTAACGGGATATAATTCTTACCTTTAAACTGAAACCAATTAGTTTTTTTCATACTATGATAGGTTTCCATCGCATTCCAATATGAAATTGGATACATTATATTAAGTTTAATCCCATTAACTTTAGAATACCCCTGATCTTGGTTTATCAAAATTGCACATTTTGTGAAATCAATACCAGCTTCATGCAAACTTTTTTTTAATAGTTTTGTGTCCCTCGACCTTTTAGTTAAATGGTGATTATTACCGTCTTGTTCAGTTTCAATTAATGTTTTCATCCAACGGTAATATTCTGCCTTTTCCACTAAACACTCTTAATTTATACACCATCGATAAGTTCGTCAACCGTTAGATCATCTATTGGATCATTTACTGCAGCATTTGAATAATTATCTTTTTCTACTGCTGTTCCAACTTTAGCAGCCCACTTAGTTAGAGAAGTGTCAATAGAAGGATCAGCAATTTTTTCTTTTAATGTTAACCAGTCGACCGGAGCATTTTGCAAAATGTATGCATCTATTTCTTCATCGGTCATACCATTAGCATCATCTGTCCAAATATTAACGTTATAATCTGTACGGCATGAAACAGGATAACCAGCGTCGGTTCTTGCAATGTTCCCCTGACCATCATGAATTGCTAAATCATCTTCAGTAATTTTATCAGTAAAAAATCTAACAACAAAACTTTTTTCGTTTTCATCTACGTTTAAAATGCGATACCGTAAATTTACAGCCATTTTCTGTTACTCCTATGATTGCGGACCGTTTATGGTACCTGAATTGATAAATCTTATGTTTCCGACGCCATTAATTGCAGAACCTTGTGAACCCGGCGATCCTGCAGGACCTTGAGGACCTTGACCGCCGACTCCGCCCGGATTTCCTCCAGGGCCTGTTGGACCTTGACCACCAGATGGACCTGTTCCGCCACCAGGTCCACCAGCTCCACCAGGATAATTGTTGAGTCCCCCATTCCCGACGTTTCCGGATTGACCAGTTCCAGCGGTAGCGCCCTGACCACCGTTGCCGCCGACGCCGCCGCCTCCGTTTCCGCCGCCTCCTACGTTGGCAGCTCCAGGGTTTCCGACGGCGCCGCCGCCGCTGCCGCCAGCGCCACCAGGGGCACTATTACCACCAGCACCACCGCCGCCGCCGTAGGTGAACTGGGATTTGCTTATGAGGGATACAGCCCCAGCGCCGCCGCCGCCGCCGCCACCGCCTCCAGCACCGCCAGGACCACCGGGTCCGCCAGGACCACCAGGACCACCGGGTCCGCCAGGACCACCAGGACCACCGGGTCCGCCAGTTCCGCCAGTTCCGCCAGTTCCGCCAGTGATCGTGTTGTTATCGAAAAGTATTTTTAAACCTGTTACTGTTGGCGCAGCGAGTGCAATCCCACCGCCTTGACCGTTCCCTCCTGGATTTCCAGGTGCACCAATTTGACCAGGATTACCCTGTCCACCCTGACCACCTTGGTTTCCTGGACTACCCGGACCACCCTGAGAACCACTGCTGCCACCCACGCCGGCCCCCGGCGATGGCGCCGTCCCACCAGCTCCACCAGCTCCACCAGTGCCTTTGCTTCCTTGCGCGCCCTGATTTCCAGGATTTCCCGTACCACCTTGATTTCCGGGAGTGCCTTGCGCGCCCTGATTTCCATTGCTACCAGCCGCGCCTGTTCCGCCAGTAATTGTACTATTGTTGTCTATGTAAAGAATATCTCCACCGCGCCAACTCGATCCAGTATTAAATGCAGTATTGTTCACAG